TCGCTGGGCTAACTTGTTTGTAGACGCTATTACTGCTACCGATCAAATTACAGCAACAGGATTCACAGGAACATTAGATGGAATCTTAGGAAGTGGAGCAGCTGCTGCTGCAACTGTAACTACTCTTAATACCAGTGGTGTTGTTAACTTAAACCTTACCACTGAATCATCTAGTTCAACTTCAGGCGCCCTTATCATTGACGGTGGTGTTGGTGTAGCTAAAAAGTTATTTGTCGGCACAGACTTTGATGTCTCTGGTAACTCTGTCATTGACGGTACTGCACTTGTAACAGGTGTAGCTACGTTTGGTGACGATGTAGTTTCAGACACAGACTCTACAGATGACCTAGGAACAACAGGTGTTCGCTGGGCTAACTTGTTTGTAGACGCTATTACCACAACTGGAGAAATCACGGCAGCAGGATTTACTGGAACACTAGACGGAATTCTTGGAAGTGGAGCAGCTGCGGCAGCAACCACCACAACCCTTGCTTCTACTGCTATTACCGCAAGTGGTATTATCAAAACTGATGATACTACTAATGCAACCACTGCGACTGACGGTTCATTGCAGACTGACGGTGGTCTATCGGTAGTCCTAGATGCAGTCTTTGGTGATGATGTTAAACTTCTGTCAGATAACTCAGTATTATCTTTTGGTACAAATTCCGACATCACTGTTACGCATGTTGAGGATACTGGACTGACCATTACCAATGTAATTGCTGATACTGACAATAGACCAATTCGGCTGCAATTGAAATCTGAAGAGAATGCGATTGTTGCTGCTGATGTTATTGCTACTATTGAATTTGCTGCTGGGGACTCTGATGGCACAGATGGTGCAGTAGTTGCAGCTGGTATTCATGCGATTGCAGAGGGAACATTTGCTTCTGATGCAAACGCAACCAAATTAGTATTTACTACAGGGGTGTCCGAAACTGCAGCTGTAGGTGCAACTGAAAAAATGACATTGAGTTCTGGTGGTAATCTTGATGTTGTGGGAGTTGTCACAGCAGCTACATTTGAACCAGATGGTGACACTGCTGCGGGTGATAATGCTGCAATCGGATATACATCAGCAGAAGGCCTGATCCTTACAGGACAAGGCAGCACATCAGATATTACACTGAAGAATGATGCTGATGCTGTTGTCTTTACTGTTCCCACTGGCGCAGCAACTATTCTCTTTCCTGATAGTGCAAGGGCTAATTTTGGTGCGGGTTCTGATCTAACAATCTTCCACGACGGTTCTAACTCTTTTATCACTGATTTGGGTACTGGAGCACTTTATATTGGAGGTACTAATGGAGTATTTATTCGTTCTGCTGATGGCAATGAAAACCTTGCTGCATTTACAGATGATGGTGCTGTTATCCTCTACAATAATGATGATGCCAAGCTTACAACGAGTGCTGCTGGTCTTTCTCTTGGTTCATCTGGGGTAAATACTACAATTTTAACTAACTCTGCTGGAACTAACAACCTTACTTTAGGTTCAGCAGCTGGTGACGCTATTCAATCAGGTGGAAACTATAACGTAATTCTGGGCGATAATGCAGCAACATCTCTTACTACTGGGGATACTAACGTAGCAATAGGGTGGAGTGCATTATACACTGCTACTACCTCTAGTAATAATGTTGCGATTGGCGCAGATGCGATGTACGCCAATACTACTGGCGCAAGTAACGTCGCTATTGGCAAAGGTTCTTTGGATGCCAATACAGAAGGCGACAACAATACTGCATTAGGCCTTGCTTCTTTAAGTGCTAATACCACAGCAGATAATAACACAGCCCTTGGCCATACTGCTATGAATGTCAACACAACAGGGCATTCCAATGTTGCTGTTGGCCAAGGCGCACTTGATGCCAACACCACTGGAGCAAGTAACACAGCCCTTGGCATGAGCACTCTTAGTGCCAACACCACTGCGTCTAATAACGTAGCAGTTGGCTATGCTGCTCTGAATGCCGATACCACTGGGACAGGTAACACAGCAGTTGGCACAAACGCTCTTAAAACAGTAACAACTTCTCATAATAACACCGCGCTTGGCCATAATGCTGGCTATGACGTAACATCAGGTTCGCAGAATGTTTTTGCTGGCACAAACGCTGGTAGATTACAGACTACGGGAGCTAATAGTGTAGCACTCGGCTTTCATGCCCTTTATTCCAACACAAGTGGTAACAGTAATATAGCAATAGGACAGGCATCTCTAGATGCTAATACCACTGCGTCTAATAATACAGCAGTCGGCAACAATTCCATGAGTGCCAATACCACTGCGTCTGATAATACGGCTCTTGGTGCTAATGCTCTTGATGCCAACACCACTGGAGCAAGTAACGTAGCTATTGGCATGAGCTCTCTTAGTGCCAACACCACAGCGGCTAATAATACTGCTGTGGGATATGAAACATTACTTACAACCACTACGGGTGATGGACTTAATGTTGCCATTGGCTATCGGGCCTTGCGCGCTCTTACTACGGGAAGCCAAAATGTCGCAATTGGCCGAGATGCTGGAGGAGCAATCACTACAGGTACGACTAATGTAGCTATCGGTACTTTGGCTCTTGATGCCAATACTACTGGCATCACGAATACTGCTGTTGGCGCGTCGGCAGCCTCAGCAATCGTCGATACAAATTTGAATACTGCTTTAGGGTATGCGGCACTCCTCACAGAAGCTTCTGGATCAAACAATACAGCTCTTGGCGCTCAGGCTTTAACTACTTCTAACGGAGGAAGTAACAATACAGCGGTGGGCTATTACGCTTCTGGGGGGCTGACAACAGGAGATAATAATGTTGCTGTAGGTGCTTTGGCATTGGATGCGGCTGTTACGGGAAGCCAAAATACAGCAGTGGGCATGGCTTCTCTTGGCGCTAACCTTGGTGGAGCAAATAATGTAGCGGTTGGCTATAATGCATTGACTGCAAATACTACTGCTGCTAGTAACGTAGCGGTCGGCGCAACTGCTCTTGATGCCAATACAACAGGGGCTAGTAACGTAGCAGTGGGCACTGATGCTCTTAGTTCCAACACCACAGCGGGCACAAATACATCAGTAGGCGCATCTTCCTCTTTTTCCAATACAACAGGGGCTTCAAACACGGTTGTGGGAAAGTCTGCTTTATATACAAACATAACGGGGAATTCTAATGTAGCGGTTGGCTATGCTGCTTTAAATCTGGCAACCGGAAGCAATAATACAGCAGTTGGCAGTAGCGCAATGCAAGCCAACACCACAGGCACTAGTAACGCAGCAGTTGGGCAGGGCGCACTTGATGCCAATACGACGGGTAGTTCAAATACAGCGGTCGGCATTAATGCTCTTGGTGTCAACACCACAGCCGCTAATAATTCTGCCTTTGGTGCGACTTCCCTAGACGCTAATACAACGGGCACTCAAAATAATGCGTTTGGTGTCAATGCACTAACTGCCAATACAACGGCCAGTTATAACTCAGCATTTGGAACCTCGGCTCTTGGTACTAACACTACAGGAGGTAGTAATACAGCAGTTGGTCAGGCGGCTCTAACTGCCAATACCACTGGCGGAAGCAACGTATCGGTGGGCTATAATGCATTGACTGCAAATACTACTGCTGCTGCTAACACCGCCGTTGGCGCAAATGCTCTTGATGCCAATACTACGGGCGCAGAAAATACTGCCGTTGGCGACAATGCTTTGGGTGCTAACGTCTCTGGTGCTGCTAACACAGCAGTTGGCAAAGGAGCATTACTCGTAAACACTGCGGGTTCCAATACAGCATTTGGCCATACTGCGCTGACCGCTAATGTCGGTGGTACTGCTAACACAGCAGTTGGGCAGGCTTCTCTTGATGCCAACACTACGGGCGCATCCAACACGGCCGTGGGCCAAGCGGCGCTGGGTGCTAATACCACGGCAGGTAATAACACAGCAGTGGGAGCGTCCTCTCTTGTTTTAAATACCGAAGGAACACAAAATAATGCGTTTGGCGCTTCGGCGATGGCGGCCACTACAACGGGCAGTTATAATGCAGCATTTGGAACATCGGCTCTTGGTGCTAATACTACAGGGGCTAATAACGTAGCGGTTGGCATTGGTGCTCTTGATGCCAATACTACTGCGGCCAACAACATTGCAATAGGTCGGGATGCCCTAGGCGCTCTAACCACCGCACCCAGTACTATTGGCATTGGCACCAACGCTGGTAAGTCTATGGTAACAGGAAGCGGCGAAAATGTTTTGATAGGTAATAATGCGGGAAAAAATTCAACTACTTTCCAGCAGACCGTTGTTATAGGCGACAATGCCATGGGTAGCGGTGTTGGTACTGGAAATGAAAACGTGGTCATTGGTGATAATGCAGGGTTGGCGCTTACTTCTGGCCACAGTAATGTTTTAATTGGCTCTGCCAACCATGACAATATGACAACGGGAAACCAATGTGTTAGCATTGGTCAAAACAATGCCCCATCTGCGGTTAACGTATCTGGCGAGATTTTGATAGGTGTCGCCACCAGTGGTGCGGGAGCTAACACCGCAAGGTTTGGGCTTGCTAGTGGTGCTGCCACGATAAGTTTAGACGGTTCCGATACATCTTGGTCTGCGGCTTCAGATTCAAGGTTGAAAAAGGATGTTGCCAATTCTACAGCGGGTCTTTCCTTTATTAACGATTTGCGCGCAATAACCTTTAAGTGGAATTCAAAGGACGCTATCGCAAATAGCCTACCCCAGTATGATGCTGATAGTTCTGATCCTGTTTTTGGAGAAGGTAAAGCCCATCACGGGTTTCTTGCACAGGAAATCAAAACGGTTATTGATGCCCATTCAGAAGTGGTTAATGGACATAATATTTGGAGTCAAGACCCTGATGGAACTCAACAAGTAGCGCCCGGTTCTTTAGTCCCAATGTTGGTTAAAGCTGTTCAAGAGTTGTCTGCTCAAAACACGGCTCTTGCAGCTAGGATAACAACATTGGAAGGATGATCATTCGCATAAATACTATATATAACAATGAAACTAACAAAGGAGAAATAAAAAATGGCCGGTGAAACAACTGAAGAAATCGCAGCACACTTTTCCGCAATGGATGATAGTGTTACTCTAATTGCTGCAACTATTGCAGATAATACAGAAGCTCTTGCTGTGTACGGCAGTGCTGCTGAAGTTAAACTGATGGTCACCCGTAATACAGACCATCTAGAAGTTCAAAAAACAATGGATTGGTATAAAGCTTCAAGCAAAACCAAAACACCTTATACTAATGCTATTACAACAGGCAAAACATACGTTGCTGGATAAAGGATTTTAAATGGCAATACCTTCAACAAAGGCTACATTAAAGACATACTGTCTTAGAGCTCTTGGCTTTGGTGTTATAGATATCAATGTTTCAGACGATCAGATAGATGATCGTCTGGACGAAGCCCTACAGTTTTTTGCTCAATATCATTATGATGGTATTGAAAAGATGTATCTTAAACATTTAATCACGACTGCTGATGTTGCAAGAGCAAGAGGAAATACCTCTTCAACTGCAACTGATGTTGTTGATACAAGTGTGACTTCAACTTGGTTGGAAGGGAATAATTGGATTCCTGTTCCAAGCCCAGTTGTGTCTGTTATAAAAGTATTTCCATTTAGTGATACTGGTGGTGGAAGTAGCATGTTTGATATTCGTTATCAACTTCGTCTAAATGACTTATTTGATTTTTCCTCAACATCTGTTATTCAATACGAGATGACTATGCAAAATCTAGATTTTCTAGAACATATTCTTGTAGGAGAAACACCTATTCGTTTCAACCAACATCAAAATCGTCTTTACATTGATATGGATTGGGAGAATAAAATAACACCTGATGTTGACTATCTGCTCATTGAATGTTATAGAAAGATTGATCCTACTTCATACACAGATATTTATGATGATATTTATTTAAAAAGATATGCAACAGCTCTAATTAAACAACAGTGGGGTGCAAACCTTTCTAAGTTTAATGGTGTTGCGATGCTTGGTGGTGTTACCATGAATGGTGAGACAATCTATTCTCAAGCATTAGAAGAAATTAATAAACTGGAAGAACAAATACAATTACATTTTGAATTGCCCATAAATTATATGGTGGGTTAATCAATGGCCGTTAATTCAGTATTTCATACTAATAACTTTGCCTCAATTGCAACTGAACGAAATTTATATAGTAACTTAATAAAAGAAGCTATACAGATTTATGGTCATGATGTATATTATATGGACCGCACTCTTGTTGCTGAAGATAGTATATTAGGTGAAGATTCTCTTTCTAAATTCAGAAACCAACATCCTATAGAAATGTATATGGAAGATGCTAATGGTGGGTTTTCTGGTGAAAAGGAGTTGATGAATCAGTTTGGTTTGCAGAATTTAAGTGAAGCAACATTTGTTGTGAATAAATTTCGTTTTCAAGAACTAGATAGACAAATGCAAATTGAAGATGGTACAGATACAACATCTGGGGGTTCTATATTACTAGAAGAAGCTACTATAGACCAGACATCATCTTCAAGTACTTTGACAGTGGTTTCAGGCGATACTAATTTCTATTTAATACAAGATACTGCTGCAACAGATTCAGACAGACCTAATGAGGGGGATGTTATTTTTCATCCTGTATTAAATAAAATATTTCAAATTAATTTTGTAGACCATGATGAACCATTTTATCAGTTAGATAGTAATCCAGTATATAAATTGAAATGTCGGCTGTGGGATTACAGTTCTGAAGTTATTGATACTGGTATTACGGATATTGATGCAATTGAAGAGGAATTAAGTGTTGATAGTCTTCTTTTCCAATTTACTTTAGAAGAGGGTACTATTGTTGGTGAATCATTAACTATAGATAATAATTTTTATACAATTAATAATACTAATGTCACTACCGACAGTACTATAATTAGTACAGACCCACGATCTTTTGGAGAGAGTATTATGCTTGAGAATTCAGCTGATAGTGGTAACATAAGTTATTTATTACAAGAAGATGCTAAATCTATTGGAGATTATTCAACAGATAAAACTGCACAGAATGAATTGTTTAGCGCACAAAGTGCCACAGTTTTGGATTTCAGTGAATCTAATCCATTTGGTGATCCTAAATGATTATAAATAGTATTAGGAGAATTTAATGGCAAATCAAACACTTGGAATAGGTGATGTTGCAAATGATGGAACAGGCGATACCTTGCGCGCAGCATCCGATAAAGTTAATGATAACTTTTTAGAGGTTTATACATTATTAGGAACTGGAACTGCTCTTACAACTGGGCTCAGTGCAACTGCCACAGTGGTGACTTTAACTGCGCCAACAATTACAGGTGTAGTTGCAGGGACGCAAACCTCTGCTACAATTACAACTTTAACAGGAACCACGTTTAACGCTGGTACTCTTGCATTAGCTGCTGGTTCTATTACAGATAGTTCTGGGGCCATTAGTTTTGGTAATGAAAATCTAACAACAACAGG